GATTATACAGAATGCCTGTCGAACAATGAAGTCCATAGGCCTCTCGATAGTTACGGGTCAAATCAAATCCTGCGACCTTAGAGATCCCATAGGACGAACGAGGATGAAATCGGGTGCGTTCGTCTTGTGGCATGGCTTCCACTTTCCCAAACATCTCGCTTGATCCCGCAAAATAGAATCGGGTACGAGGAGACGCATCCTTCAAGGCGGACAACACATGATGGGTCCCACCAATGTTCGTTTGCAGGGTCGAAAATTCATCTTCAAAGGAATAGGAGACAAAGCTTTGTGCGGCCAAGTGATAGCATTCATCTGGCTGTACTTGGGTAAACACTCGATAGATGCTTGGATAGCTTTCCAGGGAGGCCGCATGAAGATGGAGACGATCTTTGAATCCCATCAAGCGGTGCATCCGATGGGTCGGATCTTCAATGGCGACACGGCGGACAATCCCATGCACCTCATAGCCCTTGTCTAGGAGAAGTTCAGCAAGATACGATCCATCCTGCCCGGTAATCCCGGTGATCAACGCTTTTTTCATTTCTGCACCAACAGAAGAATATCATCCACACATCGTTTGCTGGTATGGTTACTGATCGTATAGACATAGGCATCCTGGATGGTTTGCTCAGACACACCCTGGAAGGTCTTCATGTAGGCAATCAGTTCATCTTCCCGCTCATAGGTAAATCCGTATTCCTGCATTGTTTCTGCCCCAGCCATGCGATAGGCTGCCCAGGGTGTGTGATTCAACATCGATTCAAGCAACACGATGCCGAATCCCTCTGAGGTGCTGTGCATGACATACAGATCCGCATCCGCGATGCCTGCCAACACATCCTCACGGGAAGGCAACATCAACACTTTGATATTTTCGTTCGGTCTGACCACAGGGGCCGATTGGCCACAATCATATCCCGTCAGGACCAAGGTCACATCCTCTCGCTGGATGGCACGAAACGCCTCGACCAAACGAGTCATGTTTTTGTTGGGCCAATAGCCTCCACAGGAAATAAACATATACTCGGTCGTGATCCCATACCGGGAGCAGAACCCACCTTTTGGGGCAGGGGAGACCGAATCCTCTAAATTGATACCGTATCGGTATTGCATACACTTTGATTCCACGCCATGCTTCTTCACATGTCGCCAATCAGCCAGGGTCGACGCCCCGATATACCGAGCCTCATGCAGGGCCTTCACGCAGGTGGGAGAATTCGACGGGAGAATCAACAGATACAAGATGGGCGACGGAATATTCGGTGCATGTTCCAAGACAAAATCCTGGACATTAACATCACCGCCATGGACAATGATCAGATCCCACTGATGGACCAGCAGTTCTGGGTTGCTGGTCACATGGACCCCATTCAGATCCCCTTGGTGTTGACCTGCAAAGACCCAGGTCTCTACGCCACGGCGAACCATTTCCTCGGCCATGTTCTTGACATTGTTCTCCGATCCACCTGGATAGGGGGCATACCGATGCACACAAAATAGTATTCTATGCCCCATATTTCGCCTCAAAGAGCGCCTTCAAGGCAGGCACACGATCATATTGATGGACCAAATAATGTGGGGTGCCATGAGAGGTACAGACTTGATCGTTGAGGATAATAGGGGCAGGTTCCAACAAACTCGAACGATAGGCGTCTATTTTACGGGGGTCCATTGTGGTACCGAGCTGTGCGGCCCATCCATCTTCTGAGGTGGCACCATAGAAATGGCGATGATAGGCTTCGGTGTTCAGGAGGATATTCAATGCCGCTTGATCAGGTCCGCCACCTCCAGGCTGATGATGTGTGGTGCCATTGGACAACAGATAAATCGACAGGAATAGTCCGATTGCGGTCTCAAATTTTGCCGCAAATGATCCACAATTATAAATGGGGGCATCAAACAATGAGGAGGCGACGGGGACTGTGAACGAGGACACAAGATTATTCACACCCCATTCTTCATCACGATAGCGCATGGATTCACTGGCAGCCACAACCGAAGGCGACTCGCCTTGATCCTTCCACTTATCAAAATATTCTGAGGGATTGCGCTGAAAGATGACATCCTTGACATCGGTGGCAATGACATACCGAATATCCTTCTTCATCTCAGGGGCGAGTTGGCGCAAGAAGATCCAATAATGGAGGAAGCGGTTGACGACAATGGACATCGCAGGATCAGCACTAAATGTACCCAGATCATCCACATGGAGTCCACCAAGAATAATGTTTCGGCGAGCCAGGGCATCGGAGGTATCACTATCGATGTTGTAACAGACCAACATCTTGTACCCATCGAACCCTGATTGTTCTAAGGAATTGATCCACGGTTTGATTTGATCGAAGTTGTAGTTGCTGACGGCACCGATCACAAGGTCTTTCATAATGACTCCATATTATAAAGGTAGGTTGGGCGGTTCTCCTAGTATATATACGACTTCTTCTTGAGTGGCCGTGGCTTCGGACTCGACCCAGAGGTCTCGGACATACTTATCCCACTTATCATTCATTTCTTGTGTCTTGTCGCAACCACCAAACTTCATCTTATGTGGTCCAATTCTTGGTCGCATTAAAATTCGCTTGAGAGAAATTCAGACGGTCGACGAGCTTGACCACACCACCTTTTAAGTGATCGACGGCCACAAATCCCTCTGGTTTCGTGACGGCCAATCCTCCATTGGGTGTCCGAAGGAAGGTGCCCATAGACTTCGCAGTCTCAAGTTTTCTGATAATCTGTATTTTAGCATCATTCAGGAGATTTGTCAAGAGAAAAATTTTGACCAACTCGGCATAGGACGAACGGTAAAACCTCAACCATTCACTCTTTTCAGCCAGACGTTTCTGTTTGGTTGCTGGTAGCTTGGCGTGTAAAATAGATTCGTTGGCGAGTTGTTCGACCCAACGAGTCAATGCCAGCACATGGTCTTTTGCGGTAGGCTGAGGCTTTCCCGCTCGGATCAAGGAATTATTGTATTGTTTGATCTGTCCTAATAGGGTGGCATCCAGAGAGATTCGATTCAGGACCTTACTATCGATACTATGAAACACCCGACCCGCTTGGGCCAAGAGATCCCCCAGGGAGGTCGACTCGGCTTCGGTGAAATTCGCCGTACCTGATTGATCGACAAAGGACGCATCCCGATACCACACATCTGCGGTATGACGCAGAGCGCCAATATCCACTTTGAACGAGGCCTTCATGGATGCCATGGTGGGTCCATGATAGGATGTATGAAACACCACACCCAGCTTGGATGCCAGGATATGCTGCGCCAAGACGGAATCAGCAGGCACCGCATAGACAATCGTATTCGGTTGGAAGGTCACATACTTCTCCCCCTCGATGACATCCTTTTGGAGATCACCATGGGTATAGAGCATATCACCTTGAAGGACCCCAGTAATACCGAGTTTGGGTAGATGTTCCAAGGCAATCAGGAGCTTGTTCTGAAGTCCTTCAGAGGCATGGTTCCTCTTGATATCCGCAGGAGTATAATTCAATTTCGCCGCTTTCGCAAAGACCCCTTTGGTGCCCACAAAGAATCGACCATTATCGGGATTGATACCACAGAAAATAGCGGGGGCCCCATCCCATTTGGTCGTGATATTCATATGGGATTCCACATGACCTGTCAACATCTTATGGAGGGATAGGAGAAAGGTGACGGCCTTCCGGGCACCAGCGACTCCACCATTGAAGACTTCATCTTCGAGGTGTTCGAGATGGAGATTCTTACCTTCGGCCGATTCTGTGATGTAGGAGATAAAAGGCGTCATGTTATACAAAGGGACTGGAGAAATTTTTGGTGTATATTCGTACATTGTTACCGCGAGGATTGATGGGGGCAATATTATATTCAGAGGCCCTGGCCGCATTAATACTAAACCCCATTTCAAAGGTAAATTGATAATTACCTCCACCCTTGGATTGGACACGGGCCCGATATTTGGCCGATGCCGCTTTGGTAAACGAAGGTACTGGGGGCATTCGTAATCGTCGAAGATTATTATTCAATCCCTCTGGGTCCATTGTATTAAACAGATAGAAACCATGAGAGCCCACATTCACATAATACGTCCGTTTTTGGGCATAGTATTGAGCAATAAAGAGCGGGGAGATCGCCTGACTAATCTCGGCGAATGTGGTATGATCGTAGTCATAGTCCCCAGATTCCCCATCCCTCCGCTTAGGCACCTTATTCCAATCACGGTTGATCTTCTTGAGCGCCCCAGTTTTCAGTGCCACGTCACGAATGAATATCTTTTCTTTGTCTTCGATGTGGGGATCGAAATGCCATCGGGAATGTTCAGGGTTTGATGAGGTATACTTGAGGACCAACGAGCCCGCAGAGGCCGCGGTAATTTTTAGCTCAACATTGACGGTTTTCTTTTTATAGTAGACTTCCAAATCAGCACGGGCATGGCCTGCGCCCGCAGGTTTATACCCTGGCTTGACGAGCTTGTGCTCAGCCAAATACTTTGCTGCGTTCTTTTCGTATTCAAACCCTTGTTGTGCCATATACCTATTTATGTTTTAATGCCGTTGAAGTTCTTGGTTCTTCGGATCATCGTTTTCTGCATCGTCACAGGTTCGGCCGGTCCGCACGGGCCCGTTGATAGTAGCTTTTGTCCTGACCCTTGGATATTGAGTTGGGCATCCTGTTGGACATCAAATAGTTTCATCCGACTTTTATCGACCCCGATCACAAATCGTTTGTTAATATTGGGATCAGAATACCGATTCTTCAGTTGTTTGATCATATATTGTCCCATAAGTTGTAATTCTTCTGTTTCAATGATCGCGCACATGAAGTCTGCGGTCATGGGAAGACCAAACGACTCGGAGGTATCCGTCATATCCACATCGGAGTTATCAAATCCTTGTCGATTGGTTTGTGTGGCCGACACGACTGGCACTTTGCATTCCACGGCGAATCCTCGTAGTTCTTCGGCAACACTCTTAATGTATTGATAAGATGAGACATTGCCTCCCGCCTTGATCCGGGCTGAGGCGCAGATATTCAAATAATCAATGAAAATGATATCCGCTTTGAAGGATCGCTTCAAGGCGAGTTCGGCCACCAATGCCCGAAAATGGAGGGTCGAGGCTCCAGCGGTAGGGTATTCCTTGATGATCAATTTACCATGAGTGCGAGTTCTTAGTGCGGCGAACTTTCTGGTATAATCCTCCTTACTGACCGCCAAGATATCATCCAGCCTCACATTCAAGAGATTCGCGTCAACCCGTTTGGCAATCTGTTCTTCTGCCATTTCCAAGGTAATATAGAGGACATTTTTTCCGATGGACATCGCCGCGGCGGCCATATGGGCCATGACCAGCGTTTTCCCCACACCGGTCCCTGCCAAGAGGATGTTCAGCGTCTTTTCCCAAAATCCCCCTTTGGTAATCTTATTGAAGAAGTCCAAATCAAAAGGAATGCGCTTATGGGTGCGATGATAGAAGTCATATCGATCATCCGATTGTTCCATGTAATCGTGACCAACATGGGTATCAAAGGTGACACCTAAGGCTTTGGAGAGGAGATCAGGGATAGAATTTTTGTTTTTCTTTCCGTCTTTGTTGTCAATGATGGCGACGGCTTCCAGCACCGCATTATAGATCGCCTTATCCTGGCAGAATTTTTCTGTTTGATCGACGAGCCATAGAATATCAGTGGGATTATCTTTGTCTTGATAGCATTGCTTGAGGACCTCAATGGCGCCGCGGACCTCTTCTTCCCGCAGACTCACCGCTTCAGTCAGATTGATGACCAGGGCTTCATGGGTAGGAGCATTATTGTACTTCGTCACAAACCGGTTAATTTCTTCAAACACCAGTCGTTCACAGGTGTCGCTGAAATAGGAGGCCTGAATGTGAGGGAGGACTTTACGAAGATAAGGCTCGTTATAGATCAGGTTACGTAAGATGGTAACTTCAAGTCTAGTTTGCATTTCGCTTCATCTCCCACGACTTCATCACTCGCTGGCGATTCCAATCGTATCATTCGTCGTGCCTTCCCGCAATAAAATGGATTCGAGTACCAGACCAGCCACCTCGATAAATTCACGATCTGTCTTGAGCGTGGCTTTATCAAAGCTTGCTGTATCGATGAATGAGTATTTGAAGGCGAGTTGTCCGCCTCCTCCATGCTCTGAGACTCGGACGTTCAGATAACAGTATTCCACGCCCTTATACTGGGTGGTCAACAGCTTAACCGTCGAAATGGGGGTAGAGTCATCCCCAATAATATATTCACCCAGAAGATAATCGACATTTTCAGTCAGGGATCTAGGCGTCTTCGTCGTCTTCCCGATCAACCACTGATAAATTTTTGAGAATAGACCCATACGCGACCTCGTATTTCTTTTTCATGAATGTGCGAAACTCTGGGTCAACAAGGATGCTGTCCCAAAATTCCTTGGTTAAGGTATCTGCTTCACGAACCTTCTTGGTATCACCCTTCTTGAGATACCATCCCACGAGTGGCTTCGTGACATGCCCTGATTCCAGCGCGGTGTCCAACAACCCTGAGTAGGTTTCGATCCCGCCATCGAAGGTCACTGAAATGGGGATACGGCTCTTTTCTTTCACAAAACGAGACTTCTCCACATTGATAATAAAATTATACCCTTGGAGTTCGGTGCCATCCTTCTCTTGCTGACGACCCATGAACCATACAGTATCGGAGTTGTTCATGAGACCGGTGCCTCCACCCATGATATCCTTGGGATAGAGACCAATTTCTTTGTAGGTATGATTGACCACGATCATCGGAATGTCTTTGATCCGCAGATGGATCGTCACCATACGAAACAACGACTTCAAGGCCTTGGCGCGGGTCATATCAGCCACAGACTTTCCCTCCAAGGCATCATCCACTTCCTTCTTGGATGCCAAGGTGCCCAACGAATCGATCACAATGATGACATGATCACCCTTTTTAATGGAGGCGAGTTGGGTCATGATATCATGCTTCAAGACTTCCACATCAGTCACCGGGGTATGGATCACCTTATCCATGTCGATCTTGAACGCCTCAAAATAGGATTTGGGTGTACCGAATTCGGTATCATACAAGAGCACGGCGGCATCGTTATATTTGGTCAGATACGCCTTGGCCAGGAGCAACGCGAAGTTACTCTTGAAATATCGAGACGGACCTGCAA